GATACATGAACGCAGTAATTGCGTTTGCAAGAACTGTATCTGCAATTTTAGCCCGTAACATGGCTAATCCAACACCAGATGATTTTCTATTAGAAGATCTAAGTATATTTGAAGACATGGGAGAATTATAACATGCGAAAATCAACAAGTCTTTACTACTCAACCCGTTCGGGCGGAGGAAGAAAAGCAAAGATGCCAAGTCCAAAGACTGGCAACACATCGAAGATACCAAAGAAGGCAGCTCGTAATTTCTTAAGCAAAAAAGAAATTAATTATTTGATTGACAAAGCCAAAATGGCGGCTTTTAGCAAAGAGGGCCTTATGAAGTTTAGAAACACGGTAAAGATATTACAATCAAATGGAAGCAAGACTTTCAAGCTTGGAGCGTTTTTGTTGTCAACTATTTTAGCGCCATCTTCGGATGACGAGAGACAACACTCAAAGTTAGTGCACAATGGTGGTACAAGTGATTTGGTTCTTGGAACAGATACTGTAAAAATACACAAAAGAACTGTAACAACGGGCGTACCAACATCAAAAACGTTGTTGGATCTTGTAAAGGAAAATGGAAAGACGTCTTTGGAAATATTTGAGTCAAAGACGAATAAAGCAACAGCTGATACTGGATATTATTTCACAAGACAACAATTGACATTTGGTACAGGTTTTGAGCAACGCGGTTACACCGGGTTTGGAAGACCTTCTTATGTAACATATAGGGATATTATGAGTTATGTAGGACAATTTCCCGAGGATATAAGAAATTCAATAAGCTCATTACAAAGAGTATATGCATCAGTCTTAAATAGTCGTGTAGAATACATGATTAGAAATCAGTCTGCTTATTTAAAAGCAAAAGTGAAAGTGCATCTATGTACATTTAATACTCCTGGTAATTCACCGGCAGCAGAACCTCTTGTAGCACTTGCAGGTAGAGTATTTTATTTAAATATGACTTTACCGCCTGATTTTGAAGAGGCTCAAGAAAAAATACCTATTATGACACAGTATGATCAGGTAACTTTGGAAACTTCTGGAGGCGCTACACCGAATTACTCATTAAATGTAGACATGATAAACCAAGGAAGTGGGATCATGACTTCACCTTACTTCAGACAAAACTTTAGTATTGTTGACACACAGTCTGTAACATTAGGTGCAGGCGACTTTTTAAAATATAAGCACATCCATGAATTTGGTGGTGGTGTAGACTTAACAGCTGCAGCATCAGCATTCAGCCCTTCTGAAACTGGCACAGATTATGATAATCATTTAAACTACTTTGCTCTTATAGAGTATGTAGGTTTACCATGTGAAATTCAGTATATTGACGATACCGAAGAAGACGCTGTGACTTATATTGGTACATCACCTGTGGTGTTAAAAGCAGAAATAAGAAAAGGATTTTCTTATGTTAATGCGGGAAGTGGTCAATTGTTAGATGGCGGTGGATCAGAGATCCGAGATAGACCTCCAATGCACACGCGTTTGTTTAACTTAGCAAGTTATGCACGAGCAATTGATGGCGTACGCAACTTCAACCTTCCTTTAAGTCAATTCTCTCAAGAGTTGTTACCAGGTAAGTACTCTGTAGCAGTGATGACTGATAGATTTGTTAGTCGTGAAGTCTCACCTATTGTAGCAGAAGCGACAGAAGTAGAAGATGACGGTTTATAAGTATTGTTATGGATTTAAGAAGCATCCTTGTGATGCTTCTTAAACCATAACAGTACTTACTAACACCCTTACATTTTTCTTCTTACAAGAAAATTAAAAAATAAATTGACAAAAATAGACTTTTTGTTGTATAATATTTATTGAGTACATATATGGATAAAAATGAAAACAAATATCGGTACTGGGTCTTTACTTGGAATAGTTCTACCCAGTACAAATTAGTTCCAGTCCCCTCACTTAAGAAGTTCCTAGAATTTTATACCGATGATTATGTATTCCAGGAGGAAAAGGGAGAAAAGGAGGGACGGAACCACTATCAGGGCGTTTTCAAGACAAAGAATAGAGTGCGTCAACAGACATGTCTAAAAGCCTTTAGAGAACACTTTATGGTACCTGGAGTGGAAGAGGAACTAATAAAAAACCTTACAATTGAAAGAATGCAAGGTACATGGGCTGAAGCTGCGAACTATTGTTCAAAAGAAGAGACAAGAGTCGGCGAAGTAGTTTCAGCAGTTAATAGAGAACCATACGAAGGCGTGGATATAAATTTCTTAGAAACACCCGAACGGAGGTATCCCTGGCAAAATGAAATATATAATAAAGTATTTGAAGTTGATCAGGTTACTATTAAAAGTGCCAATGATCGTGAGATTACTTGGATATTCGATCCCATCGGAAACTGTGGCAAGAGCAAATTCATTAAGTTCCTTTGCTCTAATAGCAGTGATTTTGTTAAGATCACGTTTGGGACAGCGCCACAGCTAAGGTCTGCAATCATTTCTTGTGGACCGAAGAAGGTATATATAATTGATATGCCTAGAACACTCGCTGAAGAAGATAGTATAGCGTCTTTAATATCAACTCTTGAAGACCTAAAAAATGGATTCTTGGTAAGTGTATTTTATGGAAAATACCAAAGTTTAATGATGGAACCCCCACATGTACTTGTATTTTCTAATAAAAGGTGTCCTGTTAATATGATGTCGGATGACCGCTGGTATTCGTGTCAGATCAACAAGGACACTATGACCCTAGAGGAAAGATATGACTTTATTTAAAGTAATTTACAAAGTTTCGGTCATTTACGGTCAGTATAGGGTCATGAAGAAAAACATAGCAGAATTGCTTGATTTAGTAGGGATTAACACCACTTCTATAGTAGAATGGGTCACTGGTCCCGACTTATAATGTAGTAGTAGTACTTATATATAAAAGAAACATCTTAGAGACCGGCTGGATTTACCCGAAGGCTCTAAGATGTAATAAAAATAACCAAAAAGAAATATGACACATGTAAAGATTTCGTTAGTTGCAGCTAGATGGTTAATAGGCTACGCTAAGCAATTAGTAGACGATGGATTTGGAGTGGACTATGATCCCCTGAATCCAACTGACTCTCTAGACAATGCAATAAGACCAGGTTTTCTAGACGAAATTCCAATGGAAAACGGTCAACTATGGAGATACATGAACGCAGTAATTGCGTTTGCAAGAACTGTATCTGCAATTTTAGCCCGTAACATGGCTAATCCAACACCAGATGATTTTCTATTAGAAGATC